TTTAGTATTTAGTATTTAGTATTTAGTATTTAGTATTTAGTATTTAGTATTTAGTTGTAAAATAAGAGGACAATTTTGTCTTTTTTTATTGTGTGTGTGTAAAAAAGAACTTAAATAACTATCAGTATATTATCATATAATGCAGAATTATCAGATTTATGACACAGTTCCTGATATACTAAAACCATTTATGACATCATCAATTAAAGAACCGGAACCAGAACCAGAAACGATTACCGTACAATTAGGAAATTCAGTAATAGCGGAAGTTCAAAACTCTTCCGATACTTTAGAATCAGTTTCAGAACCAGTAATGATACCATTACAAGAAGAATCATTTCCGGTTCCATTGGATGATGAACCACTCAAACCGTCAGAATCTAACACAAAGGTATCAATTACAGAAGTAAATGATTTCAATAAAATTATAACAGAATATATAAAACAAAATAATCCAACACTCTATATATTGACACCGTGTTATGGAGGAACGTGTTTAGTTGATTATATGTTGTGTTTAATGGCAACGATTGAATTTTTTAATAGAATTGGTTTTCCATTAAACATTGAATTTTGTAAGAATGATAGTCTGGTTTCACGTGCAAGAAATAATTTAGTTGCAAAGGCTATGTCAAATCCAGCAACAACTCATATACTTTTTATTGATGCAGATATTTCTTGGGACCCTTTAGATATTATAAAATTAGTTTTATCTAACAAACCTCTTATTGGAGGAATTTATCCTTTGAAAAGATACGAGTGGAACAAACTATTAAAAGACCCACAGAATCCATTTAATACAAATGTAGTTCAAAGTATTTTAAATAGAAAAAATAGTTCTAAATTGGCATCTTTGATTAGTGATGAGACAGCAATTCAATCAAATTTATTAAAATATAATGTGAATTATTTAGATACAACATTATGTATTGAAAATAATTTAGCAAAAGTGCGACATATAGCAACAGGGTTTATGATGTTTAAACGAAATGTAATTGAACAACTGAGTATGGCATTTCACGAAACCAAATATGTGGATGATGTTGGTTTCTTATCAGGAAAAGAAAACGATTTTGCGTTTGCACTCTTTGATTGTGGTGTAGAAGACGGACATTATTTTTCAGAAGATTGGATGTTTTGTCACCGATGGAGTAGATTAGGAGGAAGTATTTATGTGGAAGTAAGTATTAACCTCTCACATACAGGTCAGGAAGTTTATAAAGGTTCGTATATATCATCTATAATTTAACAGCATTAGATTATCGTGCGTCTCTTCTGTAATTTTATAAATATTGTAGTTTATTCATAAAAAATATTTATGAATAAATAAATTGGACAAATGAAGTAGCGAAAGATGTATAAAAAAATTTAATGCATATTTTTCTATAGAAACATTTTATGTATTTTTTCAAGTTCATTTAAATTTTTAATATATTTTGTATTTTTCCACAACCAATCATAGAATTTTGGTTGTATGTGATGTTTATAGCAATGCCGTTTATATTCATTATACCATTTCAATGTATCATAAAGATTATGATTGTCTTGTATATTATAATCAGTTCCTGATAATACCAATATATCACGGAAATTATGTATATTCATATTCAATTCTTGTAATATATTTTTCAATATATACAGTTTTACAGTATGATTATGAAGAGAAAGGTCTCGTAAAACACATCCACACCCATATATGAACATATCCATGTCGTCGCTTAAAACCCCCCATGCTTTCTGTGTTTTTACATATTCTACACACAATTGGTCTGATTCCCCTGGTGCATCTATATAAATTACATTGTGTTTTTTCATAATATTTTTTGCGGATTGTATATGTTCATAATCTATACGTATGAATTGTTTTTTTAAGGATGCCAGTTGATTTGTTAATTCTAAAGATTTGTCGCCTTCACTTTCTTCGATTTTTTGAAGAATTGTATCATATTTAATTTTTGCCTCTTCTTTCTTTACACGTCGTTGTTCTAAAAGAATACGTTTTTCTTGTGGCGGTTTACCATCAAATATAAATATAGGAGTTATATTGTATTTTTTAAAAGTTAAAATAAAATTTTCTATATTTTTGGGAAGTAAATCACCACCGCCATCAGCCATGTATTTATATAAATAAATAAAAGTATCAACCACGATTGTTTTTCCATATAAATCCTTAAGAGATGTATTATTAATTGATTTTCGCGAACAATTAGTAAGAAGATATTTATTTAAATATTTAATACCCATAAATTTGTATTTACTATTGTATTTTTTGTATTATTCTATATATTATAGGTAGTAGTATATAAATATTATATTCGTTCAATTTTCTTGAGATTGAAAACGGAAACACCTAAATATTTAAATTCATGGTACATCTTCGACTACCTGATCTACCAACCTGAAACGGCACATTAGTATTTACTGCCATAAAGGTTGAATCTAAATCTTGTCTGCATTCAATACCTGTGTCAAAATGTGAAACATTTACAAAACCGGTTTCTTCATTTATATTGTATTTTATATTTTTAATGCATGTAATACCTTCTTTTACACGACTCATAAATCGTTGAAATTCTCCACGATTTACAACTCTTTCAGGGCCAGTTTTAAATTGTGTAATGCGGTTATCACTTATTCTGTAAAACACCGAACGGTCTAAAGTAAGTCCAGATACAACCACTCGTTGATTTAACATATTATCTTCATACCCCCATGCCCAATAATTGGGAAATCCATTAATACTTTCAAAGTCTCCTGCTGTAATAGAAATAATTCCACCTAATGCAAAAGTATATCCATAGAAATGTTTTACAATGCTTGGTTTGGTTGCATATTCCGGTATTATTCCAATGGCAGAAGGAGTTGTATCAACATCATTAAATACTAAAGTAATATTTTTATAGGATTCAGGGTATTTTTCTTTTACCATTAAAAAACCTATATTTTTCATTGCGCCTCTATTAAAAGAACGGGTGTCGCATTGATGAATATAGAATATTTTATAATCATTTTTGCCTTCTAATATTTTTTCCATTTGAGATTTAAAATATATTTGATGATTTTCACGATTTCTATATGGAACAATAAAAATAATTTTAGGGATATTTTCAGGTGATTCCTGACACGTATATAATGTGGTAGGTTCATCAACTTGGATAGAAGGAATAATTAATGGTTCAATAAATGATGATGTTGAAGGAATACGACCTATATTTGTTTTTATATTATTTTGTTCTTCTATTGGTTCTAATATTTCAATCATTTATAGTATAGTTTATATCTATATGTTTATTTTGAATATTTATCAAGAATACATTTTGGAATTAATTGCTCACGAATTACATTTAATTTACGATAACATTTATTAATAGTAACTTCACTCACACCACAAACCGTTTTAATATCCACTTTTGAAATGTCTAGATTACAATTATGTGATACGAAATATATTATTCCAGCGGCAGAAGATTGTGGAGTATTATCACATACCACACTTTGTGTTTCTATTTTATGTGCGATAAATTTCGCTAACATTGCCAATTCTGAATTAATATTTAAACGACTACAATATCTTTCTATAAATGCACTTGGAGTAGTTGTTGCGAGTTCTGTCTTTTGCGATGGTTCCATATTTCTCTCAATATTATGTAATATATTAACCGCCATCGAACAACCATATGTTGTGCTTTGTTTATCTAATTTGAAAATATCTGCTAATTCGTGTGCTGTGCGTGGGCAACCATTCAATCTACACGAAATATAAATAGAAGCCGCCTTCATTCCATCACGATTCATACCACGAAACATTTTTTGTTCAGAAATATCTTTATGTATAGACATTGCGTGGTCTATGAATATCTTCGGAATACCAGCGTTTTGTGCCATAACCGTAATAAATTGAAATTCCTCATACAATGATTTCTCTCTATGTGGTGTAGATTGCCATTCAGTCCATTTACGTATTTTTTTCATTTCATAAGACGATTTATTACTACATAAAATCATACATCCAAATGAAGATTCAACTAAAAGGGGATTCACCGGGTTTCCACAACGTGTTGGATCTGCTGAATGTTTATCTCCACTTGACGCATAGAATCTCCATTCTGGCGAATAATCCAATACATTCTTGTATATGATTCCACATTTCGGGTTCATACAGGTCGGAAATCCATCTTCCATAATAATAACAATTGTATCGCATAAACTACATTTATGATGGAAGTCTGTTATTGTCGTTGTTGTATCATTTTCATATAGACATTCAATTTCACATGATTTTATATCTTGGTTGTCTGTATCAAATATATCCCATAAATTTTTCTTATTCTTTTGAGAAATAATTATTTTGTTCTTCTTTGTTTTGCCTCCTTGAATTGAACGAATAGAAATCTGTGAGGGTTCTGTTATATTCATGATTCTCCGGTGTATTGATTATATAATTAATAATTATATAATCAATTTTAGACAAAAAAACGCACAATAAAGACAATCGTATTATGATGAAGAAACCAGATAAAGACAACAAGATAAAAAGAGTATAATGTCTATACCTAAAATTATTCATCAAATCTGGATTGGTGATAAGCCAGCACCAACAAATTTTACACGGACGTGGAAAGACCAAAATCCAGATTTCGAGTATATTTTTTGGAATGAGGCAGAATTGGTAAAACGGGGAATGCAATTCAAGTGTAATCGTCAGATAAATATGATTAACGAAATAAACGGTAAAGCAGATATTATTCGGTGGGAAATACTATACAAATATGGTGGTATTGCAATTGATGCTGATTCAATTTGTATAGAACCCTTTGACGAAACATTTACAACTGTCAAGGAAGGCTTCGCCACATATGAAAACGAAAATGAACGCGGAACATTAGTTGCAACAGGCACTATGGGATTTATACCAAATCATCCATTGTGTCGAGATATAATAGATTGGATTGCATCGGATGAATCGGAGGAATCTATTAAGTCGTTTAGAGCATGGTATAGTGTAGGACCCGCGTTATTAACCCGTTATTTGGAAACGGGAAAGTATCCTCTTTTTACGGTATTTAGTAGTCACTATTTTTTACCGATACATTTTACAGGAAATAAGTATATGGGTCACAAGAAGGTGTATGCATACCAAGAATGGGGAACTGCAAAACAAAATTATGATATTATGAACTCGATTCAACTACCATTAGAATTATTGCCTCCGCCATCAGAAACACAATGGGTTTCTATATTAGTTTCGAGTTTCAATACTAATCCTAAATATATTCGTGATTGTTTAGAATCTATTCGTATGCAAAATGGATATTTGGGAATCGAATTGGTTTGGATGAATGATGGTTCAACTCAAGAAAATTCTCTTTTATTAGAGAATGAATTAGCACGTTTTGAATCATCTTCACGATTTTGTAAAGTTGTTTATGAACGAATTGAAAAAAATTTAGGAACCTTCGAATGCCTTTATAGAGGTGTTTTAAAATGTAGTCATGAATTGATTTATAAAATGGACAGCGATGATGTAATGGTTATAAATCGTTTATGGACCCAGTATGAATTTATGAACGCAAATCCAGATGCGGTTGTTTGCGGTGGTTCGATGGTTTTATTCGATTCAAAAAATAATAATGTTATGGGACAAAAAAGCCACCCTAACCTTACTTGGGATGATTTTAAACGAGAACCGGTTGATTGGATAACTAACCACCCTACCATTTGTATGAGAAAAAGCGCCGTGTTGGAAGTCGGGAACTACAGTCCTTTCTTTTTTGGTGAAACAATGATGGAGGATTACGAGTTGGAAACACGTTTGTTAAAAAAATTTGGAAAAATACACAATATACCCGACACATTGATTTATTATCGGTTACATGACGAACAATTAACACATAAAATGCCTTCAACTAGTTCTACTTGTTTGAGATTACGAGCACAAATTTTAAACCGTATATTAGATTGATTCTTTTGCACAGAATATGAACGCGTCTGATTTACACTTATCCATTAATATTGTATAAAGATATAAAAAATAATTTATATACAATATATAATGGATAATATTCGCACACAATATGAATCGAATGACGATAATTGTCATCACATAGATGCTGACAGTGTTGATAGTATAGTGTATAGTGTATTAAAAAAATTCGCAGAACGGGCAAAGGTCGGAAAAGAAAAATATAAAACCGACCTTGATAGAACAGACTTAAATATGTTAGACTGGATAAAACACACATCAGAGGAATTGATGGATGCAACATTATATTTAGAAAAATTAAAAAGAGAATTCGAAAAGATAGAATTAGAAAAGATAGAATTAGAAAAAAAATATAAAAATGACTAACGTAGTTATTGTGTTTATTATATTACACGATTGTATGATATAATACGGTATAATGGTTAAATAGACTTGGTGAGTTCTGAACGAAGTTTAATTAATTCAATATCTACTTCTGGCGGGTTTCTTGCTACATAATGCACCAACTTTGCCTTCTTGGATTCAATTAACACCTGTGCCAATTCAGGGTGTTGTGTAAATTTCGCGCGAAGTGCTTTTGCGTATTCTAGTTTATTTCGTGTAGGATAAAAATCTGGGTCAATAATTACAGTTTTAGGACGTAAAACGTCATTTTTGTTTTTCCCAGACTTTCCACCTGCAGCACGTGCTAATACAACATCTTCTGATATTTTACTCTTCGAATCCAATGAAAACAACATAGCAAAATCTGGGAATCCGTGTTTAAATTTCGAACCTTGATAATAATGTAATACAGAAGCGTACATATGTCCATCTATTTTAAAATGAGAATTCGTCCATGCAGAATCTAATTTTCTACGCCACTCTGGCATTTTACCTAAATTCACAAATGAACTAATTTTGTCATTAGGCACGGTTTCTCCAGAACCTTTGCCGGGTTTTGCTTTATTTTCACTCTTTGCATGAAACATGAGAGTTGTGTCTGGGTCGTATAAATCACTATATTCTTGGTTATCTTCTTCTTCCAATGGTCCTCCCACATCAGGTTCAATACCTAACTTAGATTTAAAATTACGAAAATCCTCAATCAAATAATAAATACCAGAATTCCGTTCAAAACATTTATTAATAATCATATTCTTAATATGATATGGTATTTCACTGAATGATAATATTTTTTTGGATTTATAAGAGAGAAGACGATAATGATTACCGCTATAAGCAGTCATAATATAGTAGTTTGGACTAAATTTACCTTCTGCTTGTGTTATAACATTTGTTTCACCACAGTTTAATACACTATTAATTGCGCCATCAATATACGCTTGTTCAGAGAAAATAATCATTTTAATATTAAGAACCCGTTCTAATGTCGATATTGACCATGCATCAGCCCAATACTGTGAAGTTTGTATATATTCTCTGAACTGTTCGAATGTGGTTATTTGAGAAATATCTCCAATAGATTCAGCAATAGTATCTTTTATTTCTTTGCGTTGAGACCGTAATTCCATAAATTGTTCTTTTAAATCTTCCACCTCTTTTTTTATTGCTTGTTGGTCTGATAATTTTTTTGTATTTTTCATACGATGTTTTAAATCACTATCTAATATTTTTTTTATAGTCGCACATTCAGAATCTATACGTTTTATCATACTATCCAGTTCAATGAAAAGAGAACGATAGTCTTGGAATATTTTATCAGTTATTTCGCGTGCTAATATGGCACGTAAATGTGAAACCGTGGTAATTTGTCCGATTTGTTTAAACGCGTCTCGTACAACTGCGAAAAAACAATCTCCATTGGCTTCTACTTCATGTATTTCATAATGTGGATTTTTCATATACTTTTGTATCCATGTATTTTTAGATGATTCCTTAAAATTTTGTTGTATTTCATCTGCTTCAATTTCAGTTTCTTGTGCGAGAATATTAGGTTGTTGTTGTAGGTTTGTATTGGTTGTAAATATACCTGTTTCTATTAATTCAACAACTTTTTTCATTTGCTTGGTTTTTACAATTTTTGGGATTTTCAATTTCATTATATTATTCTCATCATCATCATCGGAATCTTCTACGATTGATGTAGCAATTGCTATTGCAGACACATTATCAATAGAAACAATATCTGTTGTGGGTTTTTCCCACTTTGATAAATATTCAATCACATCAGATTTTGTTTTGTTAATAACGGTTTCTGAAAAATCATATAAAAGAGGTTCTGACATATATGTAATATCAATATCACCATATTCATCCATTATTTTCATCACTAAATTATCTTCAAATTCATATATACCGATTTGTGCGTCTATTGTATTGTCTGGATTTACTAAGTAAATAGGAACATACAAAATATGTTTATTTGCAAATGTATATTTAAGTTTTCCTAAAGCAATTACAACTTGTTTTTCAAATATATCAATCTCATATAAACACGCCTCCACTCCACGGTCTTCTGAATCGACCTTTTTCGTTTCTTGGTAGATTATGTTGGAATTTAATTTTGATTTCATTATATTTATTATGTTATTATATAATTCTATATTTTTTTATGTTTATATAGAATTATAATTCAAAATCATCAATTTTCTATTTTTTCAAAGCATCCTGGAACTTAAATACAGATCTTGAAGATAAGCTTTTATGGTTTTTTGCTTTTAATTGAGATGCATTTACTAAATTCGGGTAAATCGTATTATTATATTCAGGATATTCGCATAATTTCGTTTTTCCTAGTGTGATAAATAAAAATAATATTTCTGTGAGTTCATCGACTTCATTCGTGCGGGTTTCTTCATCAATATATTGTATTAATAGTTCCTGAAAATGAATAACAATTTCTACAATTGTCTGGGTAGGAATAACATCTCTATTCATTAACATTACTAAAAACGATGTTGTTGCACGACGATTTTCATTTTTCTTTGTATAATCACAAAAAGCATCATAATTAACTGAAGGGTCTACATACACATTTTTTTGTATTAAATTCTTATATGTAGAAACAAATTCGTGCAATATAGTTTTAAAAACCGAGTATTTAATTGTTAATGATTGATATAAATCTGCATACAATTCGCTATAGAATTTATTGGAACTCGCAATATCAAATATAAATTGAGCGATTGGTTGTAAATGTTTTTCAGCCTCTTCTAATGTTTCTTCATCAAACATTTTAATAATAAACGATAATATTGTTTCTTTTTGTGATTCATAATTTTTAGTTGAAATCTTATTTAGGGAAATACGAATATCATTAATATCTTTTTCAATACCGACTTTCACTTCCATTTTTGTAGGCTTTATTTTCTTGATAGAAATCCAATCATCACTCCCTACTCCTGTTTGTTTTGCCACATTATTATTATTATTAATAATTGGTTTTGTTTTATGGTCTTTTCTTGGTTTATAATCGGTTGTAGTAGATGTTTCTGATAACGGAGGAATAATCATATTATCTAATTGTTTTATTAAATTAAAAATGGCAATTGGAATTGACGTATTATAATTATTATTATTCTTAATAATTTTAATATCATCATATGTATAAATTGTTGTCATCTTCTAAATAATACGATTAGTATTATATTATAATTGGTATATATTTATATCAAAACGTTTTTATGTTGTTTCTTTCAAGGCATAATAATAATAATGGAATTTATGCGTTTAGTATTGTGTATGAATACATCATAAACAATATATGGAAAAAATGGTTAATCCGTGTTTATTAAACTTGTTGGGAATAAATACAATTGTAGAACCTATTACCGAAAAAAAAAACACCCCATTATACACCCCATTTAAATTACCAATTCATTATATTAACCCTTCTGAGGTTTTCACTCTATCTAAAACGGTTTCCGACGATCTAGAATTACTGGAAGGAACAAAACCTACTTCCTCAACTGAAGAACCTTCCCCGAGTATGTATGACCATCTCTTCCAACCATCTAATTCATTCGCCAAACAAATGCTACAAGAATGGGGAACTCATTATACCACAAATATTGATTTCTTAAAAGACACACAAGATGTATTGCGTGAAATACCTACTGAACCTATCGACCCGATTGATTGTTCCAATATTATGTGTATCTGGAAGGATTTAAAAGAAAATCCTAAATTTTTAGAAACCTACAACTTTGTGGAATGGAAAATGCTTTCTCATTTTAACGAAAATCCATTATTTCTTCAAATATTTTCTATGGCAAATCTCTTATCACCAATAATGAGTCTTATGATTCCTCTCATTTTTCTACTCATACCATTTCTTATATTAAAGATACAACAAAGACAAATTACATTTGAGGTGTATATTAATGTTTTAAAAGAAGTCGCAAAACACCATTTCATTGGGAAAACAATATCGAGTATGCAATCATTTTCAATTGAAAATTTATTTTATATTGGTATGACGTTTGCATTTTATGTAATGCAGGTATATCAAAATTCTATATTGTGTAGTCGATTTTATAGAAATATACAACTGATAAACAAACGATTGGTGAGTATTGGAGTATATCTAAAATCAACTATACATTCAATGAATAAGTTCAATGAATTACATTCTACCAAGAAAACTTATGTAGAATTCTGCAAGGATATACAAATGCATTCTACGCGATTGCAAGAATTATATACACAAATTGAAAATATAGGAGAATACCATCATATTAAATCATTGGGAAATGTTGGATATTTATTGCGTTGTTATTATGTATTACATACCAATAAATACTATGAAGCGTCTCTTAGATTTTCTATTGGATTTGAGGGTTATATTGATAATCTGAGAGGCGTTTTCGATAATATTCAAAAAGGCAACTTGTCGTTTGCTACGTTTGATAAAACCGCCACTAAATTCAAAGACCAATATTATCCACCACTGAAAGATAATAAAGACGTTGTGAAAAATAATTGCAAATTAAATAAAAATATGATTATTACAGGTCCAAACGCATCAGGCAAAACTACATTTTTGAAGACAACCGCCTTAAATATAATATTTACACAGCAAATCGGTTGTGGGTTCTATAGCGAATGCGTTCTATTTCCATATGAACATATTAAATCTTATATTAATATTCCTGATACTTCTGAACGCGATAGCCTTTTCCAAGCTGAGGCACGAAGATGTAAAGAAATAATCGACATTATTAATGAAAACCCTGATGAAAGGCATTTTTGCATCTTTGACGAATTATATTCGGGGACCAATAATGATGATGCGACTAAATCATCTTATAGCTTCCTGGTGTATCTATGTAAAAAGACAAACGTTGATTTTATATTGACAACTCATATTAAAAATGTGTGTAAAAATTTGCGAAAAATAAAAGATAAACGTGGAATATCTATTATTCAAAATTGTAAAATGGATGTAATAGAAACGCCATATGGTTTAGAATATAGTTATAAATTAAAAAAGGGAACATCTAAAATAAATGGTGCGATTCATATACTAAAGCAAATGAATTATCCTAATGAGATAATACAGACTTTTCTAACTTACTAATAACATTTATTATTTTTTTTCTATAAACGTAATGTGTTTTTTAGTTTTACAATGTTTTGCTTTACATGTGATTGTATATTTTCCACCACATTTACAATCTGATTTATGATATATTTCCCGTTTGATTTCGTTTTTTGTAGAACCAATATAGATTTCAGGTAAATCTTCTTTATAGATTTTATAAACAACAGATTTAGAATAATCTGACATAGTTATACCTATATTATATTGTATAATGTATTTATATCAATTCTAATCAATTTTCTTGTGTTTTATATTTTACATAAATTGCATTTTGAGGTTGGTTTTAACTTTTGTTGATATTGGAATAACAATTGGTGTTGGTGAATCAAAATTTATTACAGTAAAATCAAATGCTAATGTTGAATCGAGTATATATTTATATGGCATATAAAAATACCCTTTATCGCCCCATTTATCACTCCAAGAATTTACACAGACGAAATATTGTGTTTCGTCATCAAACCCTAAAATAATAGCACAGTGACCACCTATGACTTTATATTCAGAATTTTCGCCAACAATAACATCTGTTTCAGTCGGCATTGGAACAATACCATTTCCAGAAGCAAATTTAAAACTTTTATAAACTATAAACCCAAACATAATAGGATTGTTTGAGAGTAAACAGGTTTTTAGTTGTGTTAAATCTTGAGATACAGAATAATATATAAATTTTTTATAATTAAAAGAATTCATATAGCAATTTAGAGGTGGCATTTTCGTAAAATTCGTAATGTCGTATATCCAATCATTCTCATCACAAGTATGGTATTCAAATACACTTTTGCATCCATCGCGCACTGCTATACCAGTATCATTATTTATGTCTTTATTCATTGCACGTGCATTGAAGTAAATGTAGAGCCTTGATGGATTAATAGTATCGTTGTAATAATTAACACAACTTGAGATTGCGTTAGATACACAGGACCCAAGTTTTCCTTGGTCATAAATTTTAAATTTGGTTTTATCTAATGAAAAAACTCGTGTATTAATATCTTTATGTAAAATAAATGGAAATTTAATATCACGGTTGTCGTTTGTTTGTCGTATATAATTTAATACATAATCTGTCATTATATATAAGTGTTATTAGAAATTAAATAAAACATCCATTCATCCGTCTGCGTCCATTCACATATAATAATTTTACATTACCAAGATAACTTACATTTCTCACACGAGGACAACCATTTAAATATAATGTATGAACCTTATCGAGTAGATGAACAGATTCATCAGTTATTCTATCACAACCACTTAAATCCAATGTATGACAATTCCCAAGATGTTTAATACCTTCGTTCGTTATTTTATTACAATTCATTAAATCCAACGAATGACAATTACCAAGATGTTTTATACCTTCATCTGTAATATTTATACAATTTGTTAAATCCAATGTATGAACGTTTTTAAGATAACTAACTCCTTCATTTGTAATATTTATACATCCCCATAGATTTAAGGTATGACAATTACCAAGATGTTTAATACTTTCGTCTGTGATTTTATCATTACCACATAAGAATAATGTATGGACGTTAGCAAGATATTTTATACCGCTTTCGTCCGTTATAAATTTACAGTGGCTCAATATTAATGTATGGACGTTAGCAAGACAAGAAACATCAACTATATTGCAACCATTTAAATCTAATGTATGGACGTTCCCAAGATTATATACAGTTCTTATATTTAAACACCAACTTAATTGTAATGTATGGACGTTTCCAAGATGACTAACATCATTTATCTTGGTGCAATAACTTAAATTTAATGTATGGACATTTCCTAATTTACTTACATCTATAACATCACAAGAATGTAAATTTAATGTATGTAGATTACCATTCCCAAGAAAACGAATACCTTCATCAATTAATTTATTACATCCACATAGGTCTAATATATGACAATTTACAAGACAACTTACATCAGTTATCTTGGTGCAAAAATTTAAATTTAATGTATGAACGTTAGCAAGATATTTTATTCCCTCATTTGTTATATTTTTACACCAACTTAAATCTAATATATGAACGTTTCCAAGATATTTTACACCATTATCTGTTATATTACTACAATATACCATTTCTAATGTATGTAGATTACCAAGAAATTTTACACCATTATCGGTTATATTATCACAACCACATAGATTTAATGTATGGACTTTGCCAAGAAAACTAACACCATTATCGGTTATATTGTTACACCAACTTAAATCTAATGTATGGACGTTCCCAAGAAATTTTACACCATTATCTGTAATATTATTACAATATGCTAAATTTAAAATACGTATATTACCAAGAAAACAAACACTATCATCAGTTATATTTTTACAACCGTGTAAATTTAATGTATGTATATTTCCAAGATGTTTTACGCCATTATCTGTCAAATTTTTACACCCACATAAATCTAATGTATGAAGATTACCAAGATGACTTATATCTGTTATATTTAAATTATTAAATATATTAATAGACAATTGTTTATTTCCATAATCCAATAATGAATTTATACGATTATAAAATTCTTCATTATTATAATACCTTATTGAAAATGTGTTATTTAATTTCCAGTAAAATAATTTTTTTTTTAAATCATTTAATTCTATTGTGGTATTCAATAAATGATTTATATCAATTAAACTATATAATTCTTGTATAATTATATTAATACAAAAAATATTTATCATTTCTTTGTTTCTTGGTATTATTTATATAATAATATGATAATATAACTTCAAGGATATAAAAACAATTTATAATAATATATATATATAATGGATAATTATTTGAATTCTAGTGAAAAATTAGATTTAAAGAAACTAATAAACGAGTCGAATTCTGATAATAATACAAATGATATTCGAAAAGTGAAACATTCATCACAAATACAAAAGGGTATTATTGATTTAGTAAATTTGAAAAAAATACACCCTGAATTATCAAATGAAGATTTTGCTGAAATGGCAAAAACACCTTGCCAATTCTTGTATGAAAATTATATCGATATTTTTATGAAAATTATCAAAGACGAATTAGACCTTTGTATTATGGAAAAACTGTTACATATTTTTAAAATGATTGAGGACGAAAAAGTCGACCAACATTCCGCATCTGTATTGGTAGGAAAATTACTCAAGGAATTATATATTGACAGTGCTATTAAGCACGGAAACCATCTAGATGAGAAATATAAGGATTCTACTCCTACACCAATTGACGGAAAACCAATATCTTGGAAAGAATTCAAAGAACAACATCTATAAAAAGTAATTATTTATGATTGCACTTGTATATATAAAATAAGTCTGTCTTCTTCTTTTAACTTCTGGAATATATAATACTCATCGAACTTGTATTGTAAAATACGTTTCCCTGACAAAATACGTATATCCAATCCTGTATTTGTAAATTTTACACCGACTAATATTCCACCAGTTTGCTTTTTCAAAGGATTTCTTGGTATTAAACATAAATACGACGAATTTTGCAAATCGCATATTTGGTCTATAAACATATATAACGAATCATTAATTAATTTTGTAATAAGTTTATCTTTTTGTTCTTGTATCATATAATGAATAGATGATATGATTGTATATGATTCTTGAGATATAGAACTTATATTTTTACCAATTAATCTTGACGGTATTATTGGTGTTGAATTTGCATTAGATAATATACTTTTTATATCTAATGTTGAATTAAGGTTTGTATCTTTTCTTGTTTCTTGTATTAATTCATTCATTTATACTATAATAATAATAATAATAATAATAATACATATATATTTATATGTATTATGAATAAGCACAGTATAAAACAACATCAATATTATACAAAATGAATGAAGAAATTAACATACGGACAAATCCAAGATTATAATCAAATTATTGGGTCACATTTTCCAGTTTTTTTATTTTTACGAGTTTTTGATCGGGTTTCCTGAAATAAATGTAATGGTAGAAATAATGGTGTTCAACAATATATATCTTATCAAAAAGGAGATAATGATTTTTATTGGTTAAATGTGAATAATAAAAAACATTTCTATATCATACCAGAAAATGAATTAATAAGTAGAAATATTATTAATGTTGATAAACAATCAACTATAACTTTAACTCCTAATTTAAAAAAGGTAATAATATTTGGGCGAACGAATATTTATTTGATTATATAAATATTACAAAAATAGATGAGGAAAAACTAAAAAAAATGTTCCATATAGTATAATAATTTTTATAATCAATTTATTGGGTCACAGTTTCCAGTTATTTTATTCTTACGTGTTTTATTAGGGCAACGTTTCAACTTCAACACCACAGCATTATGAACAGGAACATTAACAGGAACAGGAACCGGAACATTAACAGGAACATTAACAGGATCACAATTTCCAGTTTTTTTATTCCGACGAGTGCCTTTTGGGCAACGTTTTAGATTACCAATCTGCATCGGCACCGGTTTTGGAGATGGATTAACTTTTTCATTTGTAAATATAACATCTACAGGTGAAATATTTGCTTGTTTAAAATTGGAACATTGTTTTTTATTTAGACTTTCAAACTGGTCTTTAGTGGATTTACCAATTGTTAATACTCGAACATGCATCTTGAGTTCAGCTGAAATATAACCCTTTATATAAGTAATTAATAAATTTCGTGGTAGCAAAATTTCGCTTTCATGTTTATACTTTGTAGAAAATTTCATATCAATATAAGGAATATCCTTATCAATTTGAATTTTATATATACAACAATTATTAATATCTTGCGGCATTTTTGGTTTTTTTTTTATATTTGTTTCTAATTTATAATAATTTTGGTTTTGAAATCCAAATGATGAATGCGCACGTGTTGTCGTAGATAAGTAATTGGGTATAATCATCGATTCTCCAATTTTTATGTTATATGGGGTTCTCATACCACGATACACAAACATATCATTATTTTTAGTAATTTGGGCGTATTCCATGAAACATTGATCCATATTTGAAATATGATTCATAACCGATTTTGTTATTTTTTCACCACGTAAAAAATGACTTGTAATTTGCCTATAAAGCGTATTTCCAGAATATAGCATTAATGTTTTATTAAATTTATTAAGGTTCATAATCGTCTCTTCATTATAAAGAGTTATCGGTGGTGCTGAATCTATTTTAGTAATTAAAAAAATTTGATTGTTATTTTTACGAATTGTTTCACTAAAATGTTTATAATTAATAACCGTATCTTCAATTAAATTATATTTACCAATGTCAATAAAGGACGTATCGTTTTTATTTGCTGTTTTGACATATATATTATCATTAATGTCGCATAAATATAAAATATAATTCATTTGAATTGAATTTAAATAACTTCGTTCTAAACATAATGGCGTTTTATTGCCATCAATAATAAATACTAAATGTTCCTTATCATTTAACCATTCAGTAATATTTTCATTTTCTTTAGTTATAGGATTATAACCTTTATTATTTGTGTTTGCACCAGTTATTTGTAGCATTTATGATAATATATTTATATATATATATATATATATATATATATATATATATATATATTATGACAGAAACAGAAAAAAAAACAATCCGCCACATAGTTATATCAGGTGGGATAATTTATGGATTGAGTTTTTATGGTGCATTGAAGAGATTACATGAAAAACAAGTATGGAAACACGAAAATATAAAATCAATATACGCAACTAGTGCTGGAACATTAATTGGGGTAGTAATGGCATTAAATATAGACTGGGATGTATTGGACACATATCTAACGCATCGACCTTGGGAACAAGTGTTTAAACTTTCAATGCACAGTTTTTTGAATGCATATTCAAATTGTGGTATTTTATCAATAGATACAATAGAAGAAACATTACGTCCTCTGTTTCTTTCAAAAGATATTTCACCAACAATTTCTCTTCAAGAATTTTATTATAGGTTTGACATAGATATTCACTTTATGACGATTCAATTAGATAATTTTGAACTTGTAGATGTTTCGTATAAAACCCATCCATATTGGACTGTTGTTGAAGCAGTTTATGCAAGTTCTTGTGCGCCTATATTTTTTAAACCGTTTATGAAAAAGGGGAAATTATTCACAGATGGAGGTCTATTATCAAATTATCCTTTACAACAATGTATGGATAATATAGAACATGATGATGGTGTTATTGGTATTTGTATAAATAATATAAGTATGGGAGATATAAGCGATGTGGATTTAAATACAGGTATTGGTGAAAATTTACACGGTTATCTTCAACATATTGTAAAGAATTTATGTCGTCGTGCAAATAGGACATTAACCCATTCTAAACCAACAATTGAAGTAATTATTCCAACTACAATCGTACCTATACATGATTTGTATAGTTTTGCAAATTCAGTAGATATTAGAAAACGTTTGATTGAACACGGTGGAGAATGTTGCTCTGATAAATAAAATCCTATTTACTCTTATATTCTAGTTAAGATTAATAGATGATAATAATATATAGTAATTTCATAAAATTGATATAAATATATAAAGATATTATATATTTATATAGTAAAATATAATGAATTCACAATTAATGAAAAGAAACGTTTTAAATGAAGTAATTGCAACTGTTGCCGTAAAATATTGGAACGCAAATTGTAAAACTTGTAAATATCTACAAAAATATAAACACCCTATCCAAGAAACACATTACAATAATGTAACTATAATTGGCGAATGTAAAAAGATGTCATTGTATGTTTATAACAATGATAAACCTCGTTGTGGAGGTATATTATATGAAGAAAAATAACAACACGTATATTAAGAAGAAGAAATGCTAGTGATAAATTGCTCTAAATTTGAAAGGGTTATCTTACCATCATAATCTATTGTATCCTTTCCTTTTACTATTTTAATTGTTGGGAAATGTTCTATATTAAAAGATGACATAGTGTCTATAATCATAGGGTCTTTATTATCTGTGCAATTTACAGAGATACAATTTATTTTGAATTCATTTAATTTTTTTTTATCATATTTATCTACAAATTTCGCCCATTCTGGTTTTGATTTGATGCAAGATGGACACCAATCTACACTGAAGAATCGTATATCAATAATTGTATCGCGAACATTTGCGTTTGAAGTATTACCATTTTTCGTTTTATCCATTATAGGTAAAACATATTTATAATAAACAAATTTGCTAATTATTATCAACATAACCGCCAAAAATATCATTGTTATAACTTTGCCATAAGGTTTGAAAACTCTGTAAAATAAAATATCCTGAATTTTCGTCATAATTCTTTATATATTATACATATATATTTATGTATAGAATAAACGTAGTCTAAAATGTATGTGGTGTAAAAAACCCAGAAGAATATACAGCATATTCTGTAGAGTTAAATTTGAAATTAGAAGAATGTGTATTTCTATCTTCTTCTTGTATATTTGGGAATATTCCAGTCTGAAACATGTCAAATTTAGAACTAATATCAGTATCATACGTATATGATACGGTCATTGTTATATTATATAAATCATTAGGTTGAGTTTGTAGATTTAATCCACTTATATTTACAAAACCAACATTTTGAATTCCATAGAAAGCTCCATTTGGTATATCACTTCCTTTAATTGTTAATGGTTGAGTATTTGCATATGATATAGTAGCACCTGTATTTGTAATTTCAATATCATTATATGTGACAGTAATAATAATTTTTGTAATAATAATATTAATGGTATCAGACGAAACTAATGTTCCTGTAGACGTTATAGTATTTCCATATTGGTCTTGAACACCATATCCATATATTCCACGCACCCATATACCCAAAGGAATATTCATATTAAATGAATATCGTTTTAATGTCATTAAATCTGTAATTAAAATACTTCCTAAAGGGTATGTCCGTATCATTGTTTTCGTGTTTATATTTCTAAACCGAATAGTTGTCCCGCTGGATATATCCATTGTGGTTGAATTACTAATTTTAATATTTGTATTATTATTTCCAAAACTTAGTATAATTGTCCCAATTGGTATTCCTATCGCGAATACACTATTTCCAACAGTAAGTTCGGATATACTATTTAATGTAATAAGGTTTGAACCTGAACTAATTTTAGAAATATTTGTTCGTAAAATATTGGGAACATCTGTAGTTGCAATATTTATATTTGATTCCAAAAAATCAAGAACATTCTTTGTATAAGCCTTCCAAGATAAAGTTTCTGATACTGGTTCAGTTCCAGATGTTCTAACTACATTATAATTGTATAGAGGCACATCTGGATTGTATTGTAAATACATCAAAGGACCAGGTACATTACAAGAACTAGTTAATGTTGGTTTAGTTAAATCACTTACACACACGTGTGTGTTGTTAAAATTTGTATATTGAGAAATTTTAGTATTTGTTCTACCTCTAGATAACAATGCAAGATGTTCTTTTTTTGTTAAATTGTTTGTCTTGGTATTTTGTTTATTTCCATTATATTTTAATACTTCTACTTTTCGACGCATGTCTAATTGTGATTGGGTAAAAAGAGGATATGGATTCACAAGATTGAATCTAGAAGGTGGAACATATATTAAAGCTTTTGAACGTTTTTGCATAAGAAGTGTATTAACACTATTACAATCTATTGGAGTCGGTGTCTTTGACATATTATTATTATATTATACAATTATAATATAATGTGCAAATCTATATTTATGTAAAAAAATTAGTAATATTATGTTTATCAATATACCAAATACCTTGTAAAAAACAATCAGCAAAATCATCCTTTTTCTTATTATCCAATACGTGTTTCCAATTGGTTAAAAGTGGAAATTTATCTAATATTTCTCTTGTATAAAAAATTGCGTCTTTTTTATGTTGGTTGTATTTTTCACGTTCAGATATAACAGGCAATTCATTAGTATCAGATTTAGTCTTTACAAAATGTTTCAGTTTATTGAAAGAAGAAATATATTCGATTTTAGGTGTTTGAGAATCTTCATTTTTCATAATAAAATACATTGTTAGTTGTCCTTGAACCGTCTTCATTCTTGATGCCATTGTAGAAATTTGGTTCTCCATAATCACATGAGTCAATCCATCAAAAAAAGGCATTTCATCTAATATACGTTTCATATTTCTACCAATAGTAATAAGACACATTTGTTTAGAATTAATTTGTATTGTATCGGTTGTTCTAGATAATTCTAAACACTTCTCTTTAAAAAAAAGAATAAGTTCATCAATAATTTCTTTCTTGGATTTCTTGGTATCAATAGAAGTTGTTATAAATGTCTTAGAAAATTCTATTAGAGATTCTTTTTTCATTTTATTGAGAGAAGATGATTCAAAAGATTTTTTAGGAATAATCCAATTAGATGATTTGGCGTGTGTTTCACAAAAATAACAATTACCTTTTTGATATTTTGATTTTTTACCACATATATTTACAGGACTAATTGTATTTGAATCACATTTTGATTTTGATTTTGATTTTGGGACACTTTTTGGTGTATTACAGTAATTTATTTTTTCTATTGTCTCATTAGAATCCATTAGATTTACAGTACGCCAGTCCAATATAGATGGAACACTATTAGATATATCAAAAATACAATACGCCAGATTTTTTATTCCTATATCAAATGATATAATACGCTGTCTTTGTGTAATAATCGTATTTTCAGGAACATTCATTGTTAATATAATATAAAAATATATTTTTATATGTATTTATCAATGTTCCATATCAACAGTTCTTACACATGAGCTAATATACCTAATAAAAACCTACAAGTAAATATAAGCTGCTCAATAATGGATTTAAATTCTAAGATTTGGACACCATAGAATACATATAAAACGAACGTGTTATATATAATAGACAATGGAAACAGAAGGATTTACACATAACGAATATGATTTTAAGGAGGATGGTGAAGAATATGAAGATGATTTTGAAATTGAATATACTGGTGAAGATGTTTGTGAAACCGATATTGAAAAATCTGTAAGAACATTTGTGCATATGAAAAATGATTTAGACAAAATTATACGAACATCAGACACACCTCACAATGTAGAATTCTATGAAATATATGACAAAATTACTAATTATATTCAATTATATTGTAATCACGATTATGTATTAGATTTGGTTGATATAACACCAGAACGTTCCCAAACAATATGTTATTGCACTATTTGTGAACAATTAAAACCAGATTTTTGAAGATAAAGACACGAATATGATTAAAATATGAATTTTTTAATCATATATCATGGAAATAATAATTTATCCAAAGTGGTTCTTACACCAAAAATACGATGAGCTAATATACCTAATAAAAAGAAGACTACAAGTAAATATAGAAATTTCAATTTAAATATATAAGAAATTAACCATGCCCCAAAAATGGTTCCCATAAAATCTATTATTGCAATATCAAATACACGTAATGCGTGTATCCCCTCATTAGGTTTACCGAAAATTAATGTTAAATCCATTAATATATATTTAAGTTTATTATTTTTTATACTAAGAAAAAAGTTTTTAAATATAGAAATAATAAGATATTATTTTGGATAATAAGTCGGAGCAACTTTACGCGCGTTTAACTGTTCTCTTGTCAAATATAATTCTTTTAAATCTGAATCTTGATACCCTTTAGGTTTATTGGTGTCGCCATACGAATCAAACCAATTTGGTGAATTTTTTTCAGATAATGAGGTTTGTACTATTGATTTATTTGGTATATACGAACCTGTATCATTTGCGGTCTCGTAGTAATTTTGTTCCATAATGTTTAAACCATTCTTCTGTAAAAATTTTCGGTAAAGCCAATTAGGATTTTCAGAACTATACATACCTTGTTCCTCCTTATATTGATGATTTACGGCGGATTCAGGGTTCCAAGAAGAAATTATACTTCTTCCATCGGACATTTTAGGTGGAAAAGACTGATATTTATTGTTTGTGTTGTATCCCAAGGAGGAGGGAGGAATGGTTTCTTTTATATAGGATGGATAAGCATTTTCCACAGATTGAGAATTAAATGCAAAGGAAAACATTTTTATATATTTTTGTATATATTTAATATACAAATTTTATACATGTAATAATTTAAATAGCTCTGATTTTTTCATTTTAGATGCGTCTTGAGTTAATCCTTTTGATATGACAATACTTCTTAATTCGGGAATACTCATTTTTTTATAAGACTCATCGATACAGTTTTCATTCAATGTCGATGTTATTTCTACTTCTTCAGATATGATGGGAATCAAACTTTCTAATTTATTATTTTCCCCTAAAGCTAAATCTAAATCATTACAAGATATTAAATCTGATACTGGTATTTCATTAATTAAATCTGATACTGGTATTTCATTAATTAAATCTGATACTGGTATTTCATTAATTAAATCTGATACTGGT